CCGCCAGGGCTTTGCTCCGGCCACCATCACCGAGGCCATGGAGTTCAGCAAGATGCTGGCAGACAGTTCCATGGTGCCCCGTGCCTACCAAGGCAAGCCCCAGGACATCATGGTGTGTGTCCAGTGGGGCTATGAGATTGGCCTAGCACCCATGCAGGCGCTGCAGAACATCGCCGTGATCAACGGCAAGCCCTCGGTTTACGGGGATGCAGCCATGGCCCTGGTGCAGGCCAGCCCGGTCTGCGAGGGTGTCGAGGAGTACATGGAGGGCGAGGGCACGCCCAACCCCGTGGCCGTCTGCGTTGCCCACCGCAAGGGCCGCAAACCAGTGACCGCCAAGTTCTCCGTCGAGGATGCCAAGCGGGCAGGATTGTGGGGCAAGCAAGGCCCCTGGCAGGCCTACCCCAAACGGATGCTGGCCATGCGTGCCCGTGGCTTTGCCCTGCGGGATGCCTTCCCGGATGTGCTCAAGGGCCTGATCACCGCAGAGGAGGCGCAGGACTTCCCGGATGAAGCCAAGCCCAAGGCAGCACGCAACCCGCTGGATGCCCTGGCCCCGCCCGCAGCGCCTGAGGTGCTGGAGGTGGTTCAGGTAGTGCAGGTGACTGAGCCTGTCGAGCTGGTCGAGGAGGTGGTCGAGGTGGCCGAGGTTGTCGTGGTAGTGGAGGCCGAGCCCCAGGCTGGCGGCTTTGCCATCATGGTGCCGGGTAAGGATCAACCGTTCAGCACGCACCAGACCCTGGAGCAGTGGGCCGAGGCGTATGAGGCGCTGGCTGAGAAGATGGCCAACACCGCAAAGCTGCCAGCACGGGAGCGCATGACCAAGCTGCGAGAGCTGAAGGAATTGAACCAAGAAACGCTGGAAAAAATCGACAGCGTGACCCGGATCAAGCACACAGCGTCATACCAAAAGCGCATCCGTGCGCTCGGCGCAGCACAGTGAAAAAAGCCCCGGCACTAGGCCGGGGCAATCATGGGCGGGGTTACCGGGAGATACGGGCCGCTGGTTCCATGATCATGCAAGCACCTCAAGCGCGTGCGTGATGTGCTTGATACGGTCATCCAGGCCGATCACACCGCCATTGATCTTTTTGGTCATGGCGGTGTAGTCTTTTGCATCGGCCTCTTTGTTCAGGCTGCGCTTGTTCCAGTACCAACCAGCCGTCAGGGCAGCGTACTTGGGCACCAGCACATAGTCAGGGGAGTGGATGAAGTCCATGCTCAGGGCATCGGAGGCCAGCATATAGTTGTCCTTGCCCGTGAGCTGGATCAGGCCACGGCCGTGGTACAGCCAGCCGTCGCCAGTCTCCTCCGGGCCGGTGCCCATGCGGCCACCATAGACCTTGTTGGCAATCTTCTCAGGGTTGCGGTGGTAGGGCTTGGCAGCCTCCAGCGTAGGGAAACGGCTGGGCCACACCTTCATCAGCGATTCAGCCGAATAATTCAGGTTCTCTTCTAGTGTCTTGAAGTTGCCAGATTCGTGGGCGCACTGGCCAATGAAGGCAGCCTGCCGCTCAGGGGTGTTGATCTCGTAGCGGTGAAAGACCTCTTCCAGAGGTTCGACCCAGTCAACGCTAATCTTGAGTTTGGAGAGGGTGTTTGCAAGGCTCATCATTTGATTGCAGGTGATTTAGAAAGAAGATCAGTCTTGGCCTGAGAGCCAGCGCTAGAACCAAAATAATACGCAATGATTCCAGTCCAAGCAGTGCCAAGCGAGCCCAGCATCATCAGGATAGCAGGATTGTTGGAGTCCACCTTGCCTAGCAGCATCATCACCAGAATGCCAAAGAAGCCGACGGTGACAATCGCAGCCAGCGCCGGGGGGACGATGGAGCGGGTGGTGGCCTGCATCTCGCGGGCTGACTTCCTGTCATCCACCTCCAGCTTGGCAAAGTTAAGCCCCAGATCCTGCGCCTGCTTTTGCAGTTCAATCTCAGCAATCTTGACCTGAGCGATCTGCTCTGCGGTTAGCTTGTTGTCTTTGATCAGGTCGCTGACCTTGTCCTCATCAACTCCGATTGCTTTAGAGATGGCAGAGACTGCCATGCCAGCGAGTGGGCCTCCCAGCGCAGTAGCGACAGTGGGTGCAATTTGCTTGAGCCATTCCATTACTGTTTACTCCTTGACAACATGGTTGCTGCGATTTGCAGAAGGACGCGGTACGCATCGACATCTGGCGGTTCTTCTTTCCATCCCACGGTGATCTGGCCGACCAGCTTGCCCGGCTCCGGCGGTACGCCAACCCGACACCCGTAGGTCATGCCCTTCTCCATGTACCAAAGCCCGATCTCGGACTGCGCCGTCTTGTAGTGGCCGCACGGAATCTCACCCGCCATCAGCGCCACGACATCGCGATTGTTGGCGATGTTGGAGGTAAACAGCCCGACATCCAGACCCTCGTGTTCCTTCTCGCGCCCTTGTTTCGTATATGCGCGATGCAGTACGCGAGTTCCGAACATCGGATTGACCTTGAAGATCGCCACAACCTGCGCGTCGGTGTTCTTGAACAAGTGCGCCGCGACATCCTCTACGCGATCCTCCGCGATGGCGGGTAGCTTCTTCTGCTCCTTATACGCTCCAAGCAAAAACGCTTGGTTCTGCCAAATGAAGTAGCCAGTGAACGCGAAGATCGCCATCAGCAAGATGGCAAACAGCTTGAACGGGGAATCGACGTATCCGAGAACCTTCTCGATCAGGCTGTTATGGTTGATCTTCTCGTCGCTCACGGTCAATTAATTACCAAGAAGACCAGTGCTGGTGCCAAGAACCGCAGCTCCACCCAGCAAACCGGCACCCTGTGCTTTTCTTGCCCGACGGTTCAGCTCTTGCAAGATCGCCGTCTGCTCAATGGTGTCAGTGGTGAACAAGCGCTTTTGCAAGGCCTCTGACGTCTCGCCACTAATGCCTTTAGCCCTAGCCAACAGAGCCGTGCCACCAGCACGGAGCATGCTTAGAGGATCGCCGGTGGCGGCTGCTTGACCAATCGTGCCCAGCATGCTCGCCTCTTCCCTAACGGCTCGGTTTTCATCCGTGCGAGAACCGCTAAGGACTCGGCGCTGCGTAGCTGTTTGCTGGTTCAAAGCCTTCACATATTGAGAAAACTCGTTATATGAATCTTGATTAGGGAACGCATTACGCAGCAGCAGTTTCTGGTTTTCCGACTTGAAGATCTGACGGGTAAAGTCTCCACCCTTGAAGTCTCCGAGGCGGTTGTTCACATCGGCCATCACACCAAGACGGAACGCTTCTTTTTCGTCAGGGTTGAGTTTCTTGATCTTTGATGCGGCTTCTGCAACGTCAAGTTTTTGATAATCCTGGCCCATCTTGAACGCTTTTCTAATGCGCTCTTCGTCGGCAAACTCTGCGTTTGCTTTCTTGTATTCAGGATTCAATGACTTGATCAAATCGTTGAACTCATCTTTGACGCGCACAACATCGCGCCCATAACCAGACATTTTGCCGGTTACGGTGTCGGTTTCAGCGTCAACAACACGGTCAAGACCGATCTTGATCTTGTGCAGAATATCAGTAGGAACTGATTGTGCGTTGCGAATCTCGCTAAGTGGCGGGAGCGTCTCTCCATAGACGCCAGCACGCTTTACCGCTTCGTCGTAAGCCTTCACAAAAACTGGACGATCAACGTACTTCCTGAACGGAACGGCATCAATCGCCAAGCTGTAGGCTTTGGGATACGCCTCATCAGCCAGACTTTTCTGTTTGGCTGTCAGAGCTTCCAAGTATTCAAAACCGTTGACGTTCTTGGCAAGACCTGCTTTCTCCACCAAGCCGCGCACGATGTCATTGGGCTGATCAATCATCCGGCTGGTCAGGAACGATTCGGTGCCTCCTTTGGCCTTCGACTGAACAACATAGGCGCTATATGCCAGATCGTTCAGGCTTTTGCCCAGGTCTGCAATGACCGGGTTGGGAACGCCAATTCGACGCAGTTCATCCAGAGCTTGCTGGGCTTCCGTTGGGGACAGGTTGTCTTTCTTGAGATAGCTCGCCAGCATCTTGGATGCTGCGGTTTCTTGATCTCCAATACCGGCAGAATTGAGCACGTTCTTAATCGTCGTGCCGGCCTTGTTGATAATGATTGGAGCAGTACTGCCAAGCAAGCCACCAAACGCACCGCTTGTGATTGCTGCTGTTGCAACATCTTTTTCTGCCGCACCAGCGCCTGCAAGCGCACCAGTTCCGGTGCCAACAGCAAGCCCTCGACCAGCTTGGCCTAGGGTAGTCTCGCCCAGGATTGCAGCTTGTGTCTGCGGAGCCAAACGGGTAACCTGTCTGGCCGCGCCAAACGGGACAAGCACGCTCCCGCCAAGCTCCAAAGCCCCTTGGGTGATTGGCATGTCTTCGCCAAACTGTTTCTGCTGTGCTCGCAACAGATTGCGTTGGCGCTCGTATTCGGGGCCGCTAATCGCGCCAGTGCGGAATGCGGCTTCTAGCTCATCAAGGAATCCAAAGGTTAGACCTTGGCCAACCGCCCGAGCAGCTTCTGCGGGGCCAGAGTAAGGCGTGCGCAGATCAACGCCCAAAGCCCGCTCAGTAGCAGAGGGGCCTGCTGCCGGTTGGTCAGCCAAAGGAGCATTTTTGTAGTCAGCCATTATGGTTTCACCCTTCTTACGCCATCGGGGTCAACAAAAACTGTTCCAGACGGAAATTTAGGATTCTTCAGAAAACTGCTGTATTCCGCATTATTGATGATTTGCACATCAAATGTAGGTACTTGGATAAGAGTTGCGGGTTCTGAGAAACCAGCATTTTTCCTGCGACGAAGCACCTCATCTGCCGCATTTTGCGCCCGACGAGTGTTGATCTCCACCAGGCGTTTCATTGATGCAGCAGCAGCCTCCTTAGACTCAGAACTCTGTAGAGCCTTGGCTTCTCGGATCGCGTCGCCTTCGGTCTGCGTTCCTTTGTTCAGGCGCAAGCTCTCATTGACAAGGTTGGTGACAAACTTGTCGTAAGCCTCACGAGCGACAACATCTGGTGCGCTTGAGCCAATCAATTGACGAGCGCGGATGCTGGCTTTCTCTTTTACGCCAAATGCAATCTCGCCTTGCTTGATCCGGTTTAAGTAGCCATACGCATCGGTAGCGAGATCGCTGGCAGCTTTTGCTGCCGTGAAATCAGCTTCTTCTTCCTTCGCCAAGTAAGCGGGCAACGGCTTGTTCTTGCGCTCTTCTGCCTTGCGATCTTCTGCTTCGCGCTTGAATTGGGCAAGAAGTTCGGTGCGCTCGCGTGCTGATTCAGCTCGCATTTGAGCAAGTTCTCGAGCTGTTGCACCGCGAGCGCGTTCTGCTTCAAGTCTTGCTTCGGCTGCAAGTCGAGCTGCTTCCAATCGAGCCTCTCGGTCAAGACGGGCTTTTTCTTCTGCGGCTTGTCGATCAAGACGGGCCCTCTCTTCTGCGGCTGTGCGAGACGCCGCCCTATCGGCAGAAGTTTGTAGTGCAGCGAGCACTTTTTCCGGCGGGCCAAATTTGGCAACAACACCAATAATTTGTTCTTGCGTTGGGTTTTCGCCCAAGTTACCAAGCTCTTCTCGCAACTTGGCTTCCTGATTTGCTGCAAGTTCTAGCCTGCCCGCTTCCACAGTTGCTTTGCGGATTTGCTGACTTCCAAGAAGCGCTTTGCGAGCCGTATCGGCCAGCATCATCGCACCCATCGTATCGCCAGCCTGGGTGAGCGACTGCACACCGGCTTGGATGGACATTGGGTCGTTAAAGTCAATCTGCCTAGCCAGAGCGTTACGGGCGCTGATCATCTGCAACTGCGGATCAGGCCCACCCAATGCGCCAGCCAGTTGGTAAGCGCCGCGACCGATGTTGAACTCAGCGCGCTGCATGGGGTTGAGCTGTGCGATAGCCAGCGCACGCTCGTCAGCCGCAGCAGCTTGGCGCTGCTGGTACATCTCTGGCGTCACGCCAAACAGGGATTGGACGATATCGGTTGCCATGATTCAGTCCTTAGAAGAATTGGCCAAGGTCTTGTTGACCATAGCCGTAGCCGGTACCAAAATTAGCTGGCATATACCCTCGCGCATCGCCCCCGCCAAACATGCTACCTAACGCCCGCGCTGCCGCCGGGTTAGACGTGAACGAAGTCAACGCCGTAGCAAACGGGTTGTAGGCGTTAGCGCCGTACATCGACTGTGCCGCAGCCATGCCACCTTGCATTAGCGCATTAGCGCCCGTCGGGTTGGCGATCCGACCGCCCAGAGCCGACCCTAGCTCCAGCGGCTGCTGGCCCAGAGCTTCCAGACCCTGAGCGCCGCCCAGATAGGCTTGGTACGGAGCCAGAGCACCGACTTGACCGCGACCGTACAGGTCGTACAGTTGCGCGCCGGTGCCAAACAGGCCCGTGCCAAACGCCAGTTGCTGCTGTCCTGCTTGCTGGGCCTGAGCGGCCAGAGCAGCGTCTTGCTGTGCGATGGCGTTGTAATACGCCTCCAGCTCGGGGTTGGTTGCGCCCAGACCCGCACCGCCGCCAGGACGCATGCCGGTTGCGCCAACCGACAGACCGCCACGGCCCGTCTGGAATAACTGGTTCTGCAACTGGGCATATTGACGCTCGCGGCTGGGGGCCAACAGGTTCTGCTGGCTTGCCATGTACTTGGCCGCAACCTGCTCGGGCGTCTCGGCCAGATACTGCTCGCCAAGGCCAAAGAGACGCGTGCCTGCGCCGGTCAGGGGGGCGAACTGCTGCGGAGCCATCTCAGCCTGGGTCAGCCCCTGGCCAGCCAGCCCCAGCAGACGGTTCTGATATGCCTGGAACTCGGGGGTGAGTTGATAGCCAGCGCCAGTGACGCGGCCTTCAGGGCCGTATTCAAAGGCTGACTGACCAAAACGCGTCGTGATGCCTACAGGGCGAAAGCGGGACTCTTCCGCCGCCATTCGCGCAGCGTCGCGCTGCGCGTCCGCTTGAATCTGCGCCGCACGACGGGCAGAGCTGCCTTGCATCGCGCCTCCGAGAAGGCTACCTCCAATGATTGCTGCTTCAACGCCCATCATGCTCTCCTGACATATGTCTGTCGGGCCTTACCGTCAGCACCGACAAAATCTTCCAAAAAATTAAACCCGAACAACTTCAAAAACTTCGCGTGCTTCGTGTCTTCGATCTCGTGGATGGCGTACAAGTCATCCTTCTGCAACTTCACAAGATCATCCAACATCCGCTTTCTTACTTCATTCGTCCAGCGTCGGCAATCGCAGTGGATGAACTCAAACCCGTTGTAATCTTCAAGATACAGGGTGTAGTCATCGCTGGCAACCACCGGCGTTTTCACGCCGTCCTTTTCCACATATATACAGTGATATACGGCTGGTAGTTGGCGTTGGTGCCAGAGGATCCGGTGGAACTATTCGTCGTGCTCGTAGCGACCGTGATGCCCGTCGTCTTCGTTTGCGTAATACCTAACGTGTCGGTCGTGCGAAGACCGCTAGGGCCGTTGCCAGTAATGCCGCTGTCGCCGTAATATTTGAACTCGTCGCCCGTAGGGCTGTTATGGAAGTGGCCCGGATCGGTAACCGTAGAGGTAGACGTTGCAGTGTGCGTGTGGCTGACCGTGATCGCGTCTGCGCTACCACCAGTCTCTTCGGCAGTGTCGAACAGCGCGTTGCTGGCGTTAAAGCCAACCGCAACCCGGCCAGCGGCAAATGCCGTCCAAGTGCCAAAACCCAGCAACGTGCCAGGATTGGTACTGTCGGTTGCGTTGGTGTAAATCGAACCGACCGGGTAGAGCGCCGCAAGCGCAGCCTGCACAAACGCCGTGGTGGCGACTTGCGTGGTGCTCGTGCCAAAGGAGGCCGTCGGCGCGGCGGGCGTACCCGTGAACGTCGGCGACGCCAAATCGGCCTTCGTAGCGACAGCGATAGCGATGTTGGCGAACTCGGTGTTGATCTCCGTGCCCTTAACGATCTTGAGCGGATCGCCAGAGGACAGATTGTCCTTGGTCGCAAAGTTCGTGCTCTGGGTGTAGTTACTCATGATACCTTGCCCTCTTTAGCCTGGATCTCGATCTTCTGGATCGACATGGAAGATCCGTTGATGTTGGATTCGTAGCCGGTCTGCACAACCTTGCCGTTGCCACTGGCAGGCGTCTGAAGCTGTTGCAGCGCAACACCATCAGCATACTGCGCCACCGGAACGCCGTTCGCGCCATACTCTGCAATGCCATACTCCGACTCGCCCTGCGTCGGAATGGCCATGTTGGCCGACAGATAGTTGGTCGAGAAGTCAAAGCCCCACTTGGCCGTAACGAACTGGTTAGAGCCGCCAATCACGATGACCTTCAGGCGCTTCAAGATTGAAGTGACGTTCTGGTTGCCCAGATCGGCGTGGTTCGTGAAGTACTGCATCCGATAAGCGGATGTGTAGTCTTGATAGCCAGAATACTTGCCGACGTAGCCATTCTTTCCGATCAACACATCGCCGTTCTTGCGAGCAAGCAGCGCGGTCGGCTCAATCGAATCCCAAGTCGTGATCCGGAAAGACCCATCTTGCAATTGCACGCGGGTGTCAAAGCAATAGACCTCTTTGACCGACGGAAGCGTCAGCAGGTAGAAGGCCTCCTTCTCAGAATAGACCGACTTGACGTTGGCCAGCGTCTCGCCGCTGATGATGTTCATCAGGTCGCTGCGGACGTTTTTGGACAAGTCACCCAGCGGGGCCGACTTCTCCACAATCGTCCTGGCGAACGAGCGCACGCCAGAGTTGGACAGGAACAGGACATCTTTGCCCGTGTTCTGGATCGAATCGCGGGCGATACAGCCGATGCCGCCCACCGTGTCGTACAGCGTGATCGAGGCAGGTGTAGTCGCACCCGAATACACCAGAATCTGACGCGATCCGAAGATGATCAGGAAGTTGTTGTGCGCCGCAAGACCAGAGATGTTGTCCGCACCGCTAGGCCAGACGCGGTTGATGTCCAGCGTGCCAGAGGTGCCACCCGTCCAGATGTGACCAGCCAAGATGTCGGAGAACGACACGGTCGTGTTGTCCGTCGTCGTGTCAGCCACCCACAGACGGCCGTAAGCCGAGATGACGATATTGCCAGACGGCACCGTGCCAGCGTAACCCGTCTTCTCGCTCACACGGCGATACGTCGTCGTGCTCACCGCCGGGTCGAAGATCAGGGGGTCGTGGGCTTCTTGGAAAAAGTAGGTGATGCCGTTGAGCGAAGCGCACGACCAGTTGCTGGCCGTGATCGTCGGGGCAGTGCCACCGCCCCCGTAGGTCAGCTCGGAGACAGCGTTAGAACCATCAAGCTTGAACAACTTGTTATTTCCGGCAAACAAAACGGTCGTCGTGCCGTCCGTCTGCACCAGCTCATGGATCACGCCGATGTTGTTAGCGCCCAGGTTGCCGGAGCTGGAGTTAACGCGAGTCCACCCTTTGCGCGAGCCAATGCGGCCATACTGATCAATGATGCAGTTGTTGGCGACCAAAGCAAAGCCAGCATTCAAATCAAGAGGCGAGTCTTGAGTGTTCAGGCCGTAGAAACCCGGCGCTGAAATGCTGTAGGTGGAGATTGCTTCGCTCATACGGCTTGGAATGCGTCGTAGTCAGGAAAGCGCGATGCTTCCAAAGCGATGTAGTCGGACAGCATCAGGCGATACAGTTGATAGGCTTCCGAGGAGGTCAGCCCCCCGTCTTCGCCGCGCTCGGCCAATGCACGGGCGTAGGCGTTCTGGACAATCAAAACGTCCGGGGCCAAGACATAGGTGCCGTCCGCCGTCAGCGGAGCCTGCGGGATGTTCAGCGTGAATTGCAAGTTGTAGACGCCGTCCGGGCGCGAGTACAGAGTCACCTTGGCGTCGCCGTTGCCGTCAACGCCGTCGAAGATGAACTCGGACGGGATGCCGTAGACGGGCGTCGCAAAGTTCTGGCGACGGTTCATCCACTCGTAGGAGATGTTACGCAGCGTCACGTTAGAGGTGACGTTGATCGCGTCTTCCAGACGAAACTTCTGGCCAGCGCCAGTGAGCGAGTAGACGTAAGTGTTCGCAACCGTGTTAACTTGGATCACTTGCTCAAGTGAATTCCAAGTGTAAGCGTCCTCAACTTGGCGCTTGGCGTCGTTTACAAACTTGCCGATCAACGCCGAGTACGTCGTCTCGCCGCTGGTGGAGACGGGCGTCTCACGCAAGCGCGTGAGCACATCGTTGATCATCTCAAGGTACGTCATTTCTTGTTCCTTGCCGAGATCGCCTTAGCCTTCGCTTTGGCGTCTGCTTTGGACGATGCGCCCCAAGCCTGCAAGGACAAGAGAAGTCGAGTTGGCTCGCCATCCTTGTACTCCGGCCCAGGCATATTGCCCATACGCGCTAAGAAGGAGGCCCTACGAGGGTTGTCGCCCGACTTCACCGGGGCTTTCAAATTGCCGCCGGTAGCAGCATTATAGGATGATCGCCCCTTGGCGTTCAAGCCGCCAGAGGGGGATTTTCCTTCTTTGCGCGTCCAGGCGGGCGTCTTCATTTTTTCTTGGCCGTCTTGGCAGACTGCTTGAAGGCCGCAGGCGTAGGAGCGCCCTTGGTGCCGGGTTTGCGCATCTTCTCACCGGAACCGGCTTCGATGCGCTTGCGCTTGGCGTTAATTGCAGCGTAGAGGCCAGGGGGTTTCATTTCTTTTTCGCCTTTCCAGCTTGCGACAGCGCAATCGCCACTGCCTGCTTTTGAGACTTGACAACCGGGCCACCTCTGCCAGAGTTCAGCTCGCCAGCCTTGAACTCGCGCATGACCTTGCTGATCTTCTTTTCAGCTTTGGTCTTTTTCATACCAATTCCGTCACAGAAAGCGTTGCCGAAGTAGTCGTAGCGTCTTTGATAACCGCGATCTTGTGACCTGGGCTGACCCGAACAATTTCAGAAAAATTATTGGGGATCATGGCCGATGTCGTAAGGTTTGCAGTTGGGTTTGCACCAATCGCAATATGGCAATGGCCCGACGAACAAGCCAAGCGAATCATGGTGGTGTTTGCGCCAAATGCGGTTGATTGAACGCTGGAGTTGGTGACGGTAAAAATCTGCGTGGTACCAAAGCTCGGTACACCCATCGCCACGTTGTTTGGATCGAGTTGAAAGGTAGACATTATTTCTTTCCCCGAGTCATCTTGTTGGTCATCGTGCGCTGACCGCGAACGGGCAACTTGGGTGCCATCGGCATACCGGCAGGCTTCTTAGTCGGAGCTTTGGGCTTAGACATTTTGGGTGCTTTTCCGTACATGATCAATCCTTAGTAATAGGCCCGCCAGACTTCCAAGCATCACAAGTGCGGGCCGCTGCACAAGTGAATTGGAACAGGTCGCAGTAGCCAAGATCGGCGGCTTTCACGAACTGTTCATCGTAGGACAACTCGCCCTCATTCTCATCTTTCTCCAACCCGCCAATGATGCACTGCATCATTTTTGGCGTCTGAATAAACGCGGCGCAGTTGCCACAGAGCATACCCATGATGGATTCTGTGGGTGCGTTGTACATCTTGGCCTTCTTCATCCAGAAGGCGTGATTTTTCTCGTCGGGGTTAGGCGGGCCATAACCAAATTTCGCAAATGCGTGGTTGCGATTCTTCAGGTTGATGGCCACATCTTGGGTGGCTACGGGGCAGACGTTAAAGAGTTTCATAGCACTTTACGAGGGCGCCCGCGAGGACGGACGATTTGCTGCGGAGCGGTAAACGGAGTGTCTACGCGCTGGGCATTGGGGTCAAACTCTTTTTGGGGTTCGTCTTCGTCTACTCGGACGTAGCCTGCGTGGCCCCGCATGGAATCAATGTCGTGCTGGAAAGTGAACGTCACCGTATTACCACTCTGAAGACAGCGAAACGTAGCCATATGAATCCTAGAAAAACAGGGGGCGCTAGGCCCCCTGTGGTTTAGATCACAGCGCGAGCGATCACCAGTTGCACGGTGGTGGATGCCAAATTGACAGCGGCACCAGTCGTGTTGGTACTGGCGATGGTGACCGTGTTTGCAGCCGAGACATAAGCACGACGGACTAGACCGCCTTCGCTGACGCCAGCAGACATGCCGAGCACCATATCGCCCAGGGCAACGCCGGGGACAGTAACGGTATCAGTGCCGGTTGCTTGGTCGGCAATTTCAGCCGTGTCCAGAGTGCAAGTAACGTCCCAAGTGTCCGTAAACAGACCCCGGAACTGATCATTCCCGCGACGGGAAGTAACAGCGGTAGCAGCAGCCATATCAATCTCCTTAAAAAAGACGCCCCCCAGCTTGTGGCCAGGGGGCTAGTCATTAGGCCGGAACGGCCAGGGCGAAGGCGGCAGAAGCGTTCGAGTCAGAGCTGGTGGCCGAGGTACGCAGAGCCTTGACGCCATAGATGGTGTCAGCGGTGAACAGCGTGCCCAGGTATTCCTGCTTGTACTGAGTCTGCGAACGGATGCCCAGTTGCTCGATCAGCACCATAGCGTCGCGGTGGCCCATCAGGCAGATGCGGTCAGTGGTGCTATTACCAGCGCCGGTGTCGGCGTTGGTGGAGGCGAAGACGGCCATGCCGTACAGTTGACCGATTTCGCCGTTGCGGATCGCGTCGCCGTTGCCGATGAAGGCTTGTTCGGTGTAGCGAGCCAGACCCATCAGGGTGTTACGGCTAGACGGGGGGATCAGGAAGAAACGGCCATCCATCGGGATGTCGTTGTCGTCCAGACGCTGGATGGTGCGGCGGATAGCAGCATCGGTCAGCGCAGCGGCGTTCGAGGAGGTGCTGTTGTAGGCGGTGGTGCCATCAGAACCGATGAAAGCCTTGGTGGTGGTGTTGCTGGTAGCGTAGTCGTTGGTGCCAACGGTAGCGCCGTTGAAAGCGCGGCCCAGTTGAACCAGATCGGTGTCGATACGACGAGCCAGAGCGTAACCAGCGTCTTCCGTGTAGAAAGAACGCAGCGAGGTCAGGGCCTGGACTTCGACGATGTCTTCGATCAGGCGGCTGTACTCGTAGTGCTTGTTGATGAGCACTTGGATGTTGCTGTCGGATTCAGCGATCAGGGTCACCGAGTCGGTAGCAGCCTTGGCGTTGGCGGTGCCACGAGCGGGGCTGGGGATGTTGACGGTGTCACCCTTCTTGCCCTTGAAGTTCATGCGCTTGACGAGGTTCGCCAGAACGAGGTTCTTCTTGTAGGCGGCAACAATTTCATCACTCCAAATTTCGGGGATGAAGTTCGCTGCGGAAGTGACGGTAACGCTGTTAGTCGGGGAAAAGGCGGTGTTTGCCATAGTTCAAATCTCCAAAAAAGAAAGGTGGTTTACTTGACCCGGCCTTCTGCATACGCTTTGATGATCTCGTCACTAAGCGATTCATAACGGCCCGGATCGGTCATCTTTAGCCGGATCAGGTCAGCACGGCGATAGACGCGTTTTGAGCTTTCGCCAGAGCCACCCACATCAACTTGCGCGGTTTTCAGATTTTGCTTCCTGACTGCCTCACCGGCATCTTCAGTCTGCTTGCTCTTAACGCCACGGATCTGCTTGTAGGTTGACAGCAGTTCATTGGCCGAATCAAAGTCAAACTCGCTGTCGGCTCTGGCGTAGAGGCCCACCCGAATAGGTGAGCTTTTCACCCAGGCTGCAAACTCAGGGTCTTGAACCAACTGAGCGTAGTCCGGGTGCTCTTGCGAGAGCTTTTGCTGAGTCTGCATCCGTCGGAAGTCGGCAGCAGCTTGTCGCGCCGCCAGCACATCGGGATGTTTATCAACGGTCTTTTGAACTGCCTTCTGGGGATTCTCAAAGAAATCTACTTCCGGCTCTTCCTCGATCTGACTCGGTTGTTGCTTAGAACTGAGACTCTGCTTGAGCAGCTCATCTGCGAGTTTTCGCACCTCCCCAACTTCCTGGGCTTGTTTGCCAATCAGCTTTTCAGCCTCTTGGTGCATGCGAATGACCTCTTCCAGACTCTTTGTCCGGTATTTCTCCGGGAGCTCTGGGGCCTTGGATTCCTCGGCTTCGATTTTGCTGGGCTGGTTCTGTTCTTCGTCAATCAACATAAATGGTTCCTGCCAATCTGGTTGTAGGAGATTCAACTCGGCGCTCATGCTTGTGAGTTGGCTTTGCGCTCTGCGTTCAACTTCTCCATGTGGATCCGCTCAAACCGCCCGTGAGAGGACGGAAAGTGGCCAGACCACCCTTCGAGTTTGAACGCTGGAGCGCTCATGATGCGTGTTGCATTTTTGCCACACGCGCACTGAACATTGACCGACTCATAATCGGTCAGACGTTCAATTCGTTGCCCGCATTCGCAGGCGAATTCATAAATTCGTTTCGGCACGCAAGTCCTCGTATGCTCGTTCGCTGATCTGTTTGAGATTTCTCAGCCACAGAAGGATTGACAATTCGCCCTTGCGAAATTGTAAGGCGTTGCCGTCCTCAATCGTAGAAATATTGTTTAGAGATTCCAGCATCTTGTCAACATCTTCCATCAGGTCGATCCAACCTTGCTGGGAGAACATGCTAAATCGTTCTTCGTAATATTTCTGAAGTTCAGGGGTCATGCCATTGCCTGTCGGAGGATAAAGATGATGATGACGCCAATGATGATGACAGCGATACCGCCGCCGATGATTTGAGCGGCCAAAAGACGCTGGGCGACCAGCTTCTTCCTTGCAATTTTGGATTCGCGTTCCGCTTTTTCCCTGGCTTGGCGAATCCTGGCTCGCTCAATGAGCATCTGCTCCCAGAGTTCGGGGTACCCCCCGTACACCAGTTGATGCTTGAGCTGCTCTTCCATCTCACGCAACTGATTGGCCTGCATGACGATTTCCATCGCCTTGCCCGTATCTGACTGGCCCTTCTTACCGGCATCGTTAGCAGCCTTTTGGACAGCATCTTTGGCATCAAAAAAGCGACCAAACTCACCGACAAGACCCTGGATGTCTTTGCCGAGTTTGATTGCCTTTTGGATGCCTGCGACAGCAGCCTGGGCGGTAGCGAATGCGGTGATCGGATCTATCACATAAGCACCCAGATGCCGAGCTTAATCAGCCCGATCAGCGATCCGACCAGCAAAGCAGCGACGGCAAAGCCAAGTATGAAGTCAAGCATCATCCTTTTCCTTTTTCGCCAGTTTTAGGTGCTGGTGTTTGTACCAGATGTTTACGATCAGACCGATGACCGCGATGATCAAGCCGCCAAAAGCCGCGATTTCGTTAGCCGTCAAGCCGAAATAAACGGCGCTGGCGCTGCCTCCGTATTGGGCGGTGGTTGCGACTTTGACGACTTCGACGCTCATGGCTTACTCCAGGGCAGCTTTGATCTCATCCGGGGTAGCCGCCGCATCAATCGCGGTCTGGATCACAGCGTACTTCTCGCGGATCACCTGACGGGCCGCTTCAGCGCCCTCTGCTTGACCGGGAATCTGCTTGGCGATGGCCTCATCGTAGGGCTTGAACTCTTCAGTCCGAGCCGCACGACGCATGTCGTGGCCGATGGATTTGGCTTTGGTGATGTTGATGGTGATCATGCTGCGTACCTTTCTCTGTATCGTTTAGATGCCGCCGCTTGGCAGGTTTTACAGACTCTGCGGCTACCGTAAATTGTTAGCTCGTGACCATTTTTACACGCTTGCTTTTGGGCATTGGCGTTAATTTGATCTCGGGTATTTTCTTCCCGCGAAAGTAGACGAAGATGCTCTGGATTGACGCAAGAACGCACCTTGCACATGTGATCTACGCACAGACCTGAAGGAATTTCACCTTTGAACAGCTTGTACGCCACCCGGTGTGCCTCGTGTACAACACGGCCGATGCCAAACCTTCCATAGCCGACTTTGCTGACGTGGGAATCCCACAACCAGCAACCAGTCATAGGCTCTGGCGAAACTTTCGCCATGAACCTTTCAAGCATCGGTGTACTCCCATGCTCCACGGAACGTGCGGTCGGACGGAATGTCAGAGACATCCACGATCTTATAGGGTTTACCCGCCGGAACGTCTTTGGCTGCGATCTCTTCAATCGTCAAGCCGCACTCGGGGGCGGGGACAATGATGGCAACACCATCGTCGGTGGGGTAAATGATTCTTTGGTTCATAAAAGCTCCTTTGGGTTAGCGGAAGACGGCGACTGATATGGTGGCAATATCACGAACATCTGTTAGGGTGGGTGAAGTTACTACAATAGCCATATTTGAGGTTGCTAGACTACTTGGATTTCCAACACTATTACCAACGCCTGCTACATTATTAGATGTAATTGACGCTGCATAATTCGCATCAACCAAAGCAGTTGTGAAGTTAACCGTGTACTGCCCCGTACCGTTGTCGGTGATCGAACTCACATTCCCAGATGCGCGAATCGCCACCGTGCTCGTACCGTTAAAGTTGACCCACGCACGACAACCATAAGCAGCGCCCACTGACCCGTACCCCGAGTTGAAGGCAAACACCCCCGCAGAGGTGAAGCTGGCGACATCAGTGACAGAGCCTGAGTTGCCGTTACCCAGCCGCACCGTGCCGTCAGGGCTGCTGGGCTGATACAGCGTGAAGTTGTTGGTGGCAGTGACCGACTGGCCGACCTGTACGTTGTTTGTTTTTAACGTGCTCATGGTTGGGCCTTAGCGAAAAATTGCGACTTGGACGTAAGAAGAATCTAAAAACTGATTCGAGTCGTGAGCGCCCACTTGAATAGCAACTGCTGACGTAGAAGGCGTTGCACCGTTTCGCAGTTGCGGCGTCCCTTGCGAGTTATTAGTGCTTGCAAGGCCGATTCCCGTAAGCACAGTCGAATAATTTGCATCAGACATTGCGGTCGTAAAGTTCACCGTGTACAGCCCGACGCCATTGTCCGTAATGCTCGACACGTTGCCGCTTGCACGAATAGCGACCGTGCTCGTGCCGTTGAAGTTCACCCAGGCGCGGGCCGCATAGACCGGCGCGGAGCCAGAAGCATTGAACTGAGACAGAGTGGATTCAGCCGTGGCGATGGTGCCCGTGCTGTCCGGCAGCGTCAGCGTCCGATCCGTATTGCTGTTCGGTGCGGCCACCGTGAAGATGCCCGTGCCGCTGGCGTTGCCTTGAATTTTTACGAGACTCATGGTTGGGCCTTAGCGGAAGATGGCGACAAGAAAAATACCCGGATCAAATGCGTTCTGATTCTGATCAGAAGATTGAACACGCACGCCCGTGGTGCCGATTGCGTTGCCGTACGTCGACCTGTTTTTAACCCCGTGCAACAGAAGCGAATTATTGTCGCCGTTGTTGTACGCGCTACTTGTTGAAACGCCGTAGTTAGTGTCAGGCAGCGCGGTCGTAAAATTAACCGTGTAGTCACCCGTGCCATTGTCCGTGATGCTAGACACATTACCAGATGCCCGGATAGCCACAGTGCTGGTACCGTTAAAGTTCACCCACGCACGGCACAGGTAGCTCGGGGCGGAGCCAGAAGGAACGTCTACGACAGACGAACCCAGCGTCATCCCCGGCGTTACAAGCCCGGTAGAACCGTTGATAGTTACCGTCATACCACCGTCCAAACAGAGCCAGAAGAAACCGTCACCGTGATGCCGGAGTTCACCGTCACAGGCCCGGCGCTCATACCGTTATCGCCCGTTGCGATCGTGTAGTTGGAGCTGACCGTAGCGCTGTTGACCACAATGCCGTTGCTTGCACGCGGCACCGTCACACTCAACTCACCTGTGCTGGGCTTGAAGAGATACTGAGCGTTGCTCGTGTACAGCGTCGTCGGAGTGCCCGAAGTTGCAGCCGCAAAGAGCGGGTACAGGTTCGTGCTGGTCGCCGTGTCGTTGGACAGCGAGGCCCCCGCATTGACCGTCGCCCACGAGGTATTCGTGCCGTCCGTCGTCAGGTACTTGCCCGAGTTGCTGGTTTGACTCGGGGCCAGGGCATTGAAGGCCGTGTTGGCAGTCGTCTGGCCCGTACCACCGTTGGCAATAGCGACGGTGCCCGTCACATTGCTGGCGGTGCCCGTGGTGTTCTGGTTGAGCGTCGGTACATCGCCAGCCTGAATCGAGGCCATAACGACGTTAGTTCCGTTACCGCGCAGGTACGAGCCAGAAGTCACCGCGCCCGCAAAGGCATTCATGGCCGTTTGAGCGGTGGTTTGGCCTGAACCACCATTGGCAATCGGCAGCGTGCCGGTCACCTGGGTCGTCAGGTCAACACCAGAAAGTGTTCCACCCAGTGTCAGGTTTCCGCTGGAGGTCACCGTGCCTGACAGGCTAATGCCGTTGACGGTGCCCGTTCCGCCTACTGAAGTAACGGTGCCGGTGTACTGGTCATTCGACGTAACCGTAAAGCTCGGATACGTCCCACTAATGCTCGTAGTACCCGCGCCCGTGAGCGATACGGTTTGATCTGGCGCACTGTTGGTAATGGTGAAGTTGGGATACGTTCCAGAGGTGCTGATACCTGTACCAGCAGTCAGCGCCACCGTTTGATCTGGGGCGCTGTTGGTAATGACGCCTGTCGCGCTGCTGTAGCTGATGCCCGTCCCAGCGCTTACCGCCGAGCGAGCGCGGGAATCAAGGTAATACTGGTTAGTGCCTTCGCTGATGTTCGTCGTCGTCAGCGACACAGCACCCGTCTGACCGTTGACCGAAGTCACGAGGTTCGACTGGTCAATTTTCTGCCAGACGGAACCGTTGAACATCAGCCAGTCGCCAATCTGCCAATCGGTGATGCCGTCTAGGTTGGTCGAGCCCGCCGTGGCTACGATGTAGTAGTAGCCATTCGTGCCAACGCCAGAGGCCAGCGTCGGGGTGTTGGTCGAAGCGTTCCAAGTACCCTGATATGAAAGGCCACCAGCCACCGACGCCCAAGAAACAGCCGTTCCGTTGGTCGTTAGGAACTTACCCGCATTGCCCGTCTGGCTGGGGATCAGGTTGTTGATCTGGGTCTGCAATGATGCCAGCGCATCAAGCACTGACTGAGAAGTGCCACCACCGTTGGTGATGACCTTGATCTTCTCAGCCAGATCAGGGGCGACCACTTCGCCCACGTTGATCGTGCGGCCCGAGGACAGGCTGATGATGAGCGAACCATCGAAGTCAATATGTGCGTCGGTGACCGAGACACCGTCTACACCATCTTGTCCGTCCACACCGTTGCGGCCGTCAGCACCCTTCGGCCCCATTGGCCCCATTGAGCCATCCCGACCCGCACGGCCGTCGCGCCCGTTGGTGCCGTCGCGCCCGTCTTTGCCATCCTTGATGGAGGCAACGCGCTGCTCGATCTTGTTGCCCACCTCATCGTAGCGAGACTTGATGTCTGACTCGATCTTCTTGAGCGCCTCGATCACCAGACGAGCCTGCTCGCCAACCTTTTGCTTTTGCAGCTCGCGGCTCTTGGCCATCGTGCCGCGAATGGACTCCAGAACAGCCTTTTGCTGTTCCTCGGACATGCCCTGGAGGATTAGCTGTTTAGCGAGGCTTTCAACGTCCATTGCCCAGCTCCTTGGTCAGCTCGTCCAAGAAGTCTTGCTCCATACCGCTGACCTTGTTTTGCTTCTCGGCCATCTGAAGCTCAACGATCTTGGACTTGTTCTTGATGTCCGCTTCCTTGAGCATCAGCTCTGCGATCTTCACGCGCTTGTCGAACTCCTGCGACTCAGCGCCAGCAGGCAGGTTCTTCGTCGTCGATGCGATCACCTTGGCCTGCACTTCCTGCGGCATCAGTTGCGTCTCGGTCAGAATCTTCGCCGCTTCCGCACGGTTTTGCTCGGCTTGAGTCGTATTGAGCGCGATCTGAGCCTGGGCCGCTTGCAGTGCGAGCTGCTGCTTGGCCATCTCGAGCTGCTGCGCTTCGGGGTTGGGCTGGGCCATCTGCTCCAGAGCACCGATGAGTTCGTAGCGGTTGGTGAGGCTGCTGTTGGACAGAATACCCTTGAGCAGCAGCGGCAGCACCGGGGTGTTCGGGCCGAGCGTTTGCAGCAGGCCGATGAACTGTTGCTGTTCGTACTCGCGAGCGATGATGCCCAACGTGGCCGTCGGGATGAATTTCATATCCACCGACGGATAGCGCTCGGGGTCAAACTGCATGTACCGGAACGCCGCCTTCTGGATGAACGGAATCAGGAAGTCTTCCTGAAAGTTCACCAGAGTGCGTTTGTACTTCTTGATGATCGTGGCCACTGCCATCGACAGGCCACCCGCATCGCGGGAGACTTGACTGACCATGCCTTGGCTATCGAGCGTACCCGTCGATTGCAGCAGCATGCGCTCGAAGTCCTTGGCCGTGGCGAGGTTCGCGCCGTCGGTGTTGCCAAACTTGAACGGGAACAGAATCTCGTTGGGGTTGCCGTTCGTCAGAATGGCCTTGCCCGGACGCACTTCAAACTTCGCACCGCGCGGCAATCGCGTAGCATCCATCGCCATCATGGGGGCGGTGGTCAGCGCCAGCGAGTCAAGGTGGCTACGCACCTCAGCGTCGATGGCCTTTTGCATGTTGTAGGCCTTCTCGACCGTACCGCGTCCCAGCAGGCGGTTGGGAACCGTATCATCTTGATAGGACAGCACAGGGCGATCCTTCATCATGTACGGGTTCTCTTCAGCCTTGAGCAGATAGCCCTCGTTGGCAATCACCACGATCGCTTCCACCAGATCGCTGTACTCATCGGCCACCGAATCATCGGGGAACAGGTCTTCGACTTCCTTGTTCTCTTCCAGGTTCTTCAGGTATTCGCGCGGCACCAGACCGTAATACGTCAATAGGCGAACCTTGTCGCTCTCGTACTGGCTGATTTCCTGCGTCGGCTCCAGATCGGTGTCTTCGCCAGCGGGCTGGATGTTCACTTTGCGGTAGATCCCGCGCTCCATGCCCTCGACCACCTTGTGGATTGAGACATATTTCTCGATTGCCACACCCATACAGTCGTCAACGCTCGTGCCGTTGGGGTCAAATAGGAAGTTCTTGGGGTTGACCGGCACAATCTTCACCGCAATGCGCGGTTTTTCGATCACACCGATGGCCGCTTGACCCGGCTGGCCAGGGATGGCCTGCGTAGCGGGGACAAACGTCTTTTCAGTCTTGACGACGATCTCGCCAATGCCCGTGCCGTAGATTTCGGCCATCAATTCGATCTGGTCGATGGATTTGCGGATCTTGTCCTGCTTGAAATCGTCCATCAACTGAGCTTTGAGCATCTCAACGTCAAGCGGGTTGCCGTTAACGTCGCGGATGTCGTCCTCAATGTCGAAAAACTCACCCTGGCCGAAGATCGCTTCCATGATCTCCGCGTGACGAGTCTCAACGGCCTGCTGTGTGGCGGGCGTCACCAGCTTAGAGCGCTCAGATTCGCGCATCTTGTCTTCCGACGCCCACTGGCCACGGAAGATGCGCTCATACTCCAGATACGCAGGCAGGAAGTTGGTGTCGCGCCAGTCGCGCCAGCGGTCGCAGTGATCCGTAACGAATGCTAGAAGCTCCTTGTCACCCTCGGTAGGTTCGTAGAATTCGTTAGGTTCCATAGTCACACCCCTGAAATTACATCCAGCGGTTGCCAGTCATCCTGATCTTCGCCATCGAAGTAAGATGTGACCGCAAGCTGGTCTATATATGATAGGGCATCAGGCAAGTCGTCATGAACTCCCTGCGCCGGGAACATTAGAAGCTGATCCGTAAAGGAGTCCCAGTCTTCGTCCTGATTTAGCACGATTCTGCCATGCTCAAAGCGGCCCTGCAAGGCCCAGATGATGCGATCCGCCTTCTTTCGGTTCCCGTGCGTCAGGTCAATGATATGCGCATAGACGTTATTTTTCCTCATCAGATCGCTCAAATACGGCAAAACCGCGTTTTTTAGCGATCCCCGCTCGATTCCGACGGACAGCGGCCGGTAATCCCGGATCTTCATCAGGATCTTAGCCGCCGTCTCCCGCACATCCCAGCGCCCGTGCTCGATTTCCTTGACGAACCACTTGCCATCATCCGTCACCTTGACGATTGCAATGGCCGATTCGTCCAATCTCTTCTTGGCATTGGCCGCTTGCTTGGCCACTTCCTCAAAACCCGCCAAGTCCACCGCGATGAAGTAGCTCCCGTTGTTCGGTTCTTCTCCGTACTTTAGCCATTCTTCCCGAAAGATGTTTGATCCCGCGTTGTCGAACGACGCCAGATACTCCTGTTTGAAGGCAAAAGAGGACAGTGTCTTCTTGGCCGACTCAATCTCCGTCGGGTCGATAAGCGGGTTGTCCTTGGTTGTGAAGTGCCAGCTCTTCCAGTCGGCGTCATCCTCGGCCTGACCCAGTTTAAAGAGGTCGTAGAACCAATTTCTACCCTTGGGTGTCCCGATGAACATCGCCCGACCCTTCTTGTCCGACAAGCTGGCCCGGATCACCTGCTCCCAGGCCTCGGGCTTGATGTCGGCGACCTCGTCGAGAACCGCGAACGTCAGGCTCACACCCCGCAGCGTGTCGGGCCGGTCAGCGCCACGGACGTAGATCCTGGCGCCGTTGATCATCGTGATGTCTAGGTTGTTGACATGGCTGCTCGTGATCACTTCGCGCCCCAGCTCGAGCAACAAGTCCCAGATAATTTGCCGCGACTGTCCCATCGTGGGACTGACGTAGAGCACCGCCGAGCCGGGCGGGCACTTAAGCGCCTCGATGATGAGTGCCGTTGCCGCCAGCCTGGATTTACCGCAGCGTCGGCCGGCGGCGATCACTTTGAAGCGCGTCGTGGCCTTGAAGACTTCTTGCTGCCAGGGCAGGAGGGAGAAGTTCAGATCAGACATCGGTCACATCTCCTGGGGCGGCTTCGATGATCGTTGGAGTTTCGCCAATGCCGGTGATGTTAATCGTAACGGCAGAGCGCGTGCCCTTTTCTTTTTCAAACATACTGACCGGCAGCGCACGATCCAGGCACATCTTCAGTGCCGCCATCTGACCAGGGTGGTTATCGTTTAGCGCGATCTGGATTACCTTCTCGGCCACATCCTTGCCGCCAGAGCGGATCATTATCTCTTTGAGTTCCTTGATGCGCTGGTTATCCGTCTTGGGCAAGATAGACGGGGGGTTAACTGCGTACTGCTGGATCGTCATTGGTTTTTTTTTCGGGATCACATTAGCTCCAGGTAAAAAGGTCAATTTTGCTTTTTCAGAGGGGGGGAGGCACCCACAATAACTCGCGGCCAAGGCGACCCCTCCCCCCCCTATCGAGTTGTCCACAGGTTACCCACAGGTTGTCCACAGAAGGAAGTGTTACTGTGGATAACTTGTGCACAACGTTCGTAAGTTGTTGATTTCATTGAACACTTACACTGCGCTTACAAACGCAGAGAAATACAACAGCCATTATGTCAAATGAAATCACAGTTTCGGGGCGGAAAAGTATTACAAACAGGGCCGTCCACAGGGCAATTGTGGACAACTCGGGGTCGGATCTGTGGATAAGCTGTGGATAACTTAGTTAGTGAACGCTCACTAACGCATTTTGGGGAGAGAAATTGGGAAAGAGAGGGGCGGATGGTGCTTCTCGGGGGTACTTCATTTGATCTGTCCCCAATTATTCGCTGGCAAGCGCAGCACCCACCAGTCACCAATGCCTCTAGGACGCGTTTAACGGGCACTGTGAGCGCTCCTGTAGCATTCCAAAGGGAGGGATAGCGAGGCCCTGCTTAAATCCATTCCTGGGCGGTATCCGAGGCTATAGAGGTGCGAGTACGCATCGATGACCTCCAGCCAACCAGCAGACAGATCGCCGTTCCCTGCCGCCAGCAAGATCGCACGTTGCCCATCATCGAGCTTGCGATGCAGCACCTTTGCGTTCGGACTTGCCGGCCTTCCCATCCCCAACCTCCATTAGTAAATTCGTATCACCACCCAAAATCGCCTGTTAGCATCCACTAACAAACCCCAAAGACCCCAGACGCAGCATGACCCTATGACCCCAACCCTAAGGGT